CGCGTCGGGCTATCACGGTGATTGATAAGGATGGAAACGCTTACGGTACTTCGTCTCAGACGGTGGTTGCTCAGATTCAGCGGCTTGTGGATATTCTGGGTGACGTTAAGTCGTGGCCGGAGCCGGTGGCTGTTGAGATTGGGTCTGCTATGTCTGGGCGTGGTCGTGAGTACACGACGATGACGCTGGCCTGACGGACGTTGTAGGATACTAGTTGCCCCCTGTCCCCTTAGGGGGCAGGGGGTGATTGGTTTGGTTAAGTCGCACTGGGGTAAGCATTATCGGTCGTTTAAGCGTGGCGCTAAGCACGTTCGGAATACTGCGACTGAGATTCGGGATTTTGTTGGTGGGCTTGATTTTAGTCCTTTGCCGGATACTTTGTCTGAGGAGCAGGGTAAGGTCAAGGTCAAGTCGGCTAAGGCGAGTGCGAGGGAGCAGCATCGCTCTGATTTGGATAGGGCGCGTGATTTGTTGCAGGTTGAGCGCGATCGGGCTGTGCGTAAGATGTACAAGATGGCCATTAGCGATGACGGCGCGGATATTCGCGGTACGAAGTATGACCCTTTGGGTAAATCTGCTATTGGAAAGGTGACGTTGAAGAATGCGGCGAGGGAACTTGAGCGCCTTAGTGAGTTTAATAATTCTGATAGTGTGTGGTATTATTCTGACCGTAAAGGTAATCCCATTTCTGCTAAAGACGTTCGTCGTTATCGTGATGCTGTGCGTCGCTATAATGAGGATATTGACGCTTATGAACGCAGCGTAGCGGGAACTAAATTGCCCTACATGGGCGATGTTACCGTGGGCGATTGGATTAGAGATTTTAGACCATCTAGATCTTATTTGCCTGGTGGTTCACATTATGCGCTTGAGAGAATGAATCCTAATAAGCGCACCGTGAATTTTGAGTCTGCCGAAGCAATGCGAGAGAAAACTAATGTTGTTTTGGATTCCCTCAGCAAGGCAGCCAAGCAAGAAAAGTTGACGGCAGCAAAACAACAGATCGCTGCAATGCTGGACGTCATCGGTGATCCTGAATTGTATGACATTCTTACAGACATTCCTGATGACGTACTATGGTTAATGTGGACTGTTAATGGCGATTTCGCTAATCAATTGTCTCTCATGTATGAGGCAGCGAAAGAAGGATATTTTGACAGAAAACGGGCTGGGTATGATCTTTGGTACGATGACGTAGAAGAAGCCGATTCTAGCATCAAATCTCTACTTAAAGAGATAAAGCAAGTTAAGATCAAACCGGAGGATGATTTTAGTGGTTCGCCAATCAATAAGCGCAGGGCCCGCAAGGGCCGGCGCTAGGCGTAGCCACAAAAAGGTTCCTTCGTTTTGCGCCGATTTTGAGACGACGACGGTTGAGGATGATTGTCGCGTTTGGTCTTGGGGCATTATTCAGGTTGGGAAACTTCAGAATTATGTTGACGGGATTACGCTCGATGGTTTTATGTCCCATATTGCCGAGCGCGCGGCACATATTTATTTTCACAATCTTGCGTTTGATGGCACATTTATTTTAGACTGGTTAATGAAACATGGTTATAAATGGGTTAAAGAAAATCCGGGCGTTAAAGAATTTACATCTTTGATTTCAAGGATGGGTAAGTATTATTCAATCACAGTTGTTTTTGAAACAGGATATAGGGTTGAATTCAGAGATTCATTCAAAAAATTGCCAATGTCGGTCAGTGCAATTGCTAAAGCATTTAATTTGCATGACCAGAAACTTGAGATTGATTATGAAAAGTATAGGCCAATAGGGTATATTCCAACAGAGCAAGAAAAGCGATATCAACGTAATGATGTAGCAATTGTGGCCCAAGCACTCGAGGTTCAGTTTGAAGAGAAGATGACTAAACTGACGGCGGGCAGCGATTCTCTCGCAACATACAAGAAAATGACGGGGAAACTATTTATTCGTCGATTTCCAATTCTTTCGCCTGAGATTGATACAGAGATACGTAAGGCATATCGCGGTGGATTTACATATGCGGACCCAAGATTCTCTAAGAAACTGAACGGCGAAGGTAGTGTGTATGACGTTAATTCGCTGTATCCCTCAGTAATGCGAACAGCATTACTCCCCTACGGTGATCCAATTTATTCTGATGGAGCCCCCAGAACTAATCGCCCTCTATATATTGCTTCGATTACTTTTACAGCAAAACTAAAACCGAACCATATTCCGTGCATCCAAATTAAAAAGAATCTTTCGTTTAATCCGACGCAATATCTTGAGGAAGTAAGTGAACCTACAACGGTAGTGGCAACAAATATTGATATTGATTTGTGGAAAAAGCATTATGACTTTAAAATTTACTCCTGGAATGGTACGTTCGAGTTTCGTGGTTCACATGGCTTCTTTGATACGTATGTAGACCATTTTATGGAAATCAAAAAGAACAGTACTGGCGGACTAAGGCAAATTGCTAAACTACACCTAAACAGTTTGTACGGAAAATTTGCAACCAATCCCGATATTACAGGGAAACACCCCACCTTGAAAGACAATCGCGTTTCGCTGGTAATGAATGAACCTGAAATGCGAGACCCTGTTTACACACCAATGGGCGTATTTATTACAGCGTACGCACGAAAGAAAACGATTAGCGCAGCGCAAGATAACTATGATACATTTGCATACGCCGATACCGATTCTCTACATCTTATCGGGCCTACCACTCCCCCGGATTCTCTATGGGTCGACCCTGTGGAACTGGGTGCCTGGAAGCATGAGAGTTGTTTCACAAAGTCGGTCTACATTCGAGCAAAGCAGTATGCGGAAGAAATTGATGGTAAACTTGACGTACACATCGCGGGAATGCCCCGCAACGTAGCCGCCACATTGACTTTAGATGACATGTTGCGTGGCGGCACTTGGAATGGTAAACTGATTCCTGTAAGGGTTCCTGGGGGAACAGTCCTCCGAGACACAACGTTCACATTGAAGATTGATTAAGGTTGGTAATCATGGCACGTCCTGTTTCTAGTCACAGCACTGTTAAGTTCCGTCTCCCTAAGTCCGTTCAGGCGGACCTGACTGAGGCTCACTGGCTTCTGCGCAAGGATGAGTCGGATATTGTCACTGAGGCCGTTATCGAGTATCTGGCGAAGAATGCTCCCATGTCCGGCAAGTAATTTCCGACTAATTGCCGGGAAGCAACCTAATGAACTGGGCCCGGCTTAGTTGGGTAGCAGCCCTCGGGATTGCTTTCGGATGATTGGGTATTTATGGTAGGCTAGGAACGTAGGTTCCTAGCCTACCGTTTTAGGAGGAATTATGGCACTATCTGATGCCGAAAAGAATGCACTTAAGGGATTGAATCCCGATGGTTCCCCGATGAATGAGGAACAGCGCAAGGCGAATAAGGCGAAGGTCGACGCCAAGAATGCCGAGTCCATTAAGCAGGACAAGGCCGAGCACGGCGGCCGGTCGCTTACCGAGCGCAGGACTGAGGGCGACCCGCAACAGTCCATGGATGATGCTCAGACACGGAACAAGGCGGCCAATAACCTCACGCCACAACAGCGCGAGGAATCCGGCATGACCGGCAATGACGTCTTTGATCCGGGCGACAGTGATGGCGACAAGAAGGCCGTCTCCCCCGACGATGGAAACATGCTCGAGGGAGCCCCGAAGGACCCTGCGGATGTTGACCACTTCAAGGACACCAAGGCGGCCTGGGAACATCTCACGAACGTTTTCGGCGAGAAAGTTTCCGCGTTGCAGGCTGAACTTGAGAATCGCCTCGGTGAGCAACTAACCCCCACGGACAGGGAGACGGGTAACCCGTTTGCTGGGGACGACGTTCCTGCATCTAAGGAAATGACCTTGGACGATGTGAAACAGGCGGCCGAGAACACGAAGGATGACGCCAAGGCAGTGCTCAAGGGCGTGGGTGACGTTGGTGGCGCGGCCCTTGACCTCGGGGGAGCGGCCGCTAAGGATGCCGGGAATGCTATAGTTGATGGTATGGGGATTGACAGGAAAGCCGCGGTGAGTACTGGAAAGACCCTTGCAGGATTGTCAGGATTGTTTTCTAGTAGCGATTCAGGGAACGATAAGGTTCCTGACTCCAATTGGAAGCCCAAGTCGATTAGCGAACTTTTTAAGGGGAATTGATTATGCCGCAGTTGCGTGACGACACTTCAAATATCGATATTCTTAATGCTATTCGTAGCGATGCGCGTTATGATTACCAGAACATGGTTCCTGAGGCCACTAAGGCGAACATTCAGGAGACGATTGCGGGAATCATGTCTGACAATATTACTCGCAACGAATTCATGTCATCGCTGGTTAACCGTATCGGCTCCACGATTGTTCGCGATATTTCGTGGAAGAACCCGCTTGCTGTTTTCAAGCAGGGCATGATGAATTTCGGTGACACTATCGAGGAGGTTCACCTCGACTTTATCAAGCCGACCATTTATGAGGAGCAGCGCGATTATCTCGAGCGTGACGTGTTCGGGCAGGCCCCGCCGCCGTCCAGGAGTGCTTTTCACACGATTAACCGCAAGGAAAAGTTCAAGATTACGGTTAACCGCGACGTGCTTCGTCGTGCTTTCCTTTCGGATAACGGTCTTTCTGAGATGATTTCTCAGATTATGGCTGTGGCCGCTTCGTCTGACCAGTGGTCCGAGTTCCTTAGCATGACTAAGTTGTTTAAGACTTTCGATGACAAGTTCGGGTTCTATCGGATGCAGATTTCTGATATGAATACGTTTGAGCCGGACAAGAACAAGGTTGACGCAGCGCTCAAGGCGCTCAGGGTTGCTGCGAATAAGATGCAGTATCCGACTCCCGCGTTTAACTCTGCGGCGGTTCACTCGTTCGCTCGCCCTGAGGACTTGGTGCTTATTGCTACGCCTGAGTTTAAGGCGAACGTTGATGTCACGTCTCTGTCTGCTGCGTTTAACCGGAGTGACGCTGAGGCACCGTCTCACATCATCACGGTCCCTGGCGAGGCGCTAAGGATGGCTGATACGTCGGCTATTCTGACCAGTAAGCAGTTCTTCGTGATTAAGGATATTCTGCTTGAGAATCGGAGTATTTCTAACCCTGAGGGTCTGTATGATAATTTCTGGCTGCATCACTGGTCGGTCATGAGTGCTTCGCCGTTTACCCCGGCTATTGCGTTCGGCACTAAGCCGAACACGGTTGTGGTGACGCCTAAGGCTGAGACTAATGCCGCGATTACTTCACTGCTTGTGAGTAGGCCGGATGGTACTCAGTCGACGATTATGCCTCCTGGGGCGGTTCGTCAGGCCAGTATTCAGTGGAAGACGGCGCCCGCTAATAAGGGTTACGCTACTGATTGGTACCTCAAGAATGCTAAGTCTAAGGGAACGAAGATTTCCAACGACGGTGTTCTCACTATCGGGCCTGATGAGCCTGAGGCGTTCCTCACGCTTGGTGTGAATGTTGACACTAAGGGCGAGGATGGCAATAAGCCGCTGAATAAGGAGATTAGCATTCAGGTTAAGAAGTAATACCTGAATCAACACAGAACCGGGCGTCCAATGGGCGCCCGGTTCTGCTATGCTTGGACTTGAAGGAGGACGATATGTCAGAGATTTATGCAATGCCGCCTGAGACGCGCGCGGGCTTGTCGTTTGATTATTCTGTGTGGTCTGCGGGCAGTGTTATCACGATGGTTAATGTGCCTTTCGACAATACGTATCGGGATATTGTTGACTGGAAGTCGTATGGCCACACTCCTTATGCCTATGTCAAGTCGTTTAACAATCTTCATAAGGTTGAGATTAATCAGATGACTTATCTCGCGCAGGGTAAGCCGATTCGCATTCCCACGCCGTTCACTAAGGCAAATCAGTACAACTATGTGATGGTCGAGAATCCCGGACGCCCTGTTAACAACATTGGTTTTGAAGGCTACACGCCTAGCGTGTTTTTCTATTTTATCACTAGTATTGACTACATTGCACCTAACACAACACAGTTGACACTTCAACTCGACGTTTGGACCACTTATTACCAGCGAATCAATTTTGGTCGCAGTTATCTTGAGCGCGGGCACATGGGTATTGCTGCAACTGATTCTTTCGACAACTATGGAAAGAACTGGTTGACTCAGCCTGAGGGTCTGGATATGGGGTCTGAGCACCAAATTATCCGAACCTACCGGCGATTGCTGGCGGACGTTAATAATTATGATTATGTTGTGATTGTTACTTCCACAACAAAACTTGACGCCAATAATGGTTACGGTGACGAAAATAATCCTCGCGTATCTATGGCCACTTCCTCGCGAACCGAAGGAATCCCTAACGGCACCGAAATTTATGCGTGCACCGCGAGCAATTTTAAATCCGGTATGGAAGGACTTCGTTATTACCCTTGGGTTGCGCAGGGCATTGGGTCAATCACTATTGTCCCTAAAGACGTTGTTGACTTAAATGCCGGCGACAAAGTTAGGGTTGGCGAGAAAACAGGACAAGGAACGTGGACATGGTTATCTGACAACAGCGTTTATATTAATCGCAATTATTCGTTGACTGATGCCAGTTTTAGGAATGAATTTCTTTCGTTACTTCCTAAGGAATATCGGGAACTTAAAAAATTCGTGACATCACCGTACTGTATTGTCGAGTTGACAACATATTCAGGTAACCCCGTTGAATTTCGTCCCGAGTCCATCCGCACAGCCGGAATCAACATTAATCAATATGCCCATGTTGTGCCACCCAATCCGTCTCTGTTTTTCACTATCCGGGACTACAACACAATCACGGAATCTGTGATTGTTGAGCGCCGTGCAGGTAAGGTGACTAACGAGTACGGTGAGGGCTGGGATATGTGTACCGGATACACGTCTCTCCCCACATTCTCGGCCGTCAACAACTCCTCGCTGAATGCACTTGCTTCGTCGGCACACACTGCGGCGGCTCAGGTGAATAACGCGAAGTGGCAGCAGCAGCGTGCTCAGCGTGCTGCGACGGCGGCGCGTGATGTTGCTAATGCTGGTATTGCTGCGACTCAGGCTGGGGCTGAGAATTCTATGTGGGGTAATTCTGCTATGGCGGATTCTCAGTCGCGTTATAATAATATGAGGGCTACTGTTCAGGCTACTCAGGGCGCTATGACGGCGCTTGGCGGTGTTATGGGGCTGAATGGTTCGGCGGCTGGTGCTGGTGTTGGTCAGGCGGCTACGGCTGGTGTTTCTGCGATGATTAATAATTCTCAGGCTCAGTCGACGGCGAATATTCAGAATCAGTTGGCTAGTGGTGCTTCGCAGATTTCTCAGCAGCAGCAGAGAACTGTGCGGGATACTAACTATGAATTGGCACAGTTCGCCGCTAACGGGGACTACGAGGCCGCCATTGCTTCGATTAACGGTCAGCGTCAGGACATGCAGGTTATTCCTCCGTCGGTGGTCGGGCAGACGTCTGGCTACGTGTCTGCGATGGTCTCCAATGGACTTGTAATTGATGCTAGAATTAGGAGTGTTTCACCGGCCGCTATGCGTAGTATTGGCGATTTCTGGCTTAGGTATGGGTACTTGATGAATACTTGGATTAAGTTCCCGAAGACCCTTAGCCTTATGACTGAGTTTACATATTGGAAGATGGCTGAGTGCTATTTGGTTGACACAACAATTCCTGAGGGGTTCAAGGCCAGTGTGCGTGGAATCTTTGAAAAGGGTGTTACTGTGTGGCGTTCTCCTCAGCGTATTGGTAACACAAATATTCGTAATAATCGGATTGACAAGACGGTTAGGGTGACCCTTAGTGAGTAAAAAGGATTACGTGCTTAATGGCATCTACAAGAAAATCATGGCATCTCCCCCGTCCTCATCCGAGGCACGGCAGATGCAGTTGGAGCACATGTACCGGCGACAGTTAATGGGCAAGTGCCTTTCCCGCTTTACTTGGGAGGGGTTGCCTAACGGTATTGACCCGCGGTTCATTGAAGCAACTATCTTCAATAACGGGTACTCGGTTTTCTATTTCGACAGTTTCTTCGAATTGTTTATGGCAATGCCAGCAACAATTTCAGGTCCCCTAGACATTCAGGATAATCCCACGGGATATCGTGTCACTCGAAACGGCGTCTATTCTCGCGAGGTGAGCGCAAGTGAGTCTGTCTGCATTTGGGGTAATCAGGTGCGGGAGCCAGAAATCGACGTTGTGCTTTCGTATGCTGCGCGGCTTGCTCAGATTGACAGGACAATCGAAATTGATCTGCTGAATGAGCGTAACCCGATGATTGTTGCGTGTTCGCAGGACCAGCGCCTTACCATCCAGAATCTCATTTCTAAGATTTACGATGGTGAGCCCGTTGTGTGGGGCACTGAGAATATGAGTATGGACAATCTCGCCAACACTATTGGCGTGTTTCCCCTTAACCAGAATGCTGGTGCGGGTGCTGTTTCCTCGATCAAGCACATGGAGTCTAAGTCCAAGATTTGGGGAGAAGCGCTCACAATGCTCGGCATTATGAACGTTAACTCCGAAAAGCGTGAGCGCATGGTGGTTGAGGAAGCCGCCGCCAATTCCGGTCAAGTGCTCGCATCTCGAGAGTCGTTCATGAAGCCGCGAGAACTGGCATGCGAACAGATTAATGAGAAGTTCGGGCTTAATGTGTCGTGTTATTGGGCTGTTGACGACAATGCTGCGCCTAATCTTAATGACTATCTCGCTAATTCTAATTTGACAACTTATGGAGGTGACGATGTCAGTAACAACGATAATGCTTCGTGACGTTGTTAAGTTAACCAATGACCATATTGGGCTTGACGACTACCCAATTTTCGATGAAGCGTATCGAAAGACTCTGAATGATCGAATTAAGAAGACCTATTGGCTTCAGGAGATCGCACACGAGACAATTGATATTTTTATTTGGCGGCTAAGCCTTAAGATGGAATTGATTATGCCTCGGTATAATCGAATGTATCTTGCTGAACTGCAAAACACGGACCCGCTTGAAGGGAATCGCCATTACAGCAGGACCGGCCAGGACGGCACGTCCCAGAATTCTGGGATCAACCATCAGACTGGTAGTGGTAGCGGTACCAACAAGTCCAAAGGGCGCACCGTGGGATCAGACACGCCTCAGACACGGCTTGCGGGCGATGGGGACTATGCTACGAGTATCAGTGACGCGAGCACGTCAGGTGACACCACGTCTCGTAATGAGTCGGATAGCACGTCGTCTTCGACCAGCAACTACAACAACAATCAGCGGTCAGAGTCCTGGGGCTATTCGGGCTCCAAGGCTCGCGCTATCGCCGATTATCGTGGGACACTACTTAATGTGGATGACCTAGTTATCGCAGAACTGAGCGAACTTTTTATGGGACTGTGGGACACAGACATGCCTCACACTCCGGGGGGACTAGTTAACGGATTTACCTACGGCCTAGGATTTGGAGGATATTATGGCTACTGGTGATGACATTATTGGGTCAATTGACCAGGCGCTGTGGCGCGTTCAGTCACGGTCGGTGAATAACATTACGCCGTTTACTTATCGGGACGGGCTGACGTATATTGATGTTCTTGAGCGAATTCGCTCTAGCGTCATTGACGTCATTACGTTCACGAATTCCTTTGGCGAGGAACAGGATAAGATTATCGCCAAACTGAATGAGACGGTCACCAATTTCATTACTGAGGTTGAGAAGACTCACTCAGGCTGGAACAAGGAACTGGACGCCAAGAAAACTGCGCTCGAGTCGCTAATCGAGGACTTCAAGCGGCGCCTTATTGACGCTGAGTTCCGTGAGGTTGACGGCAACTACATTGAGGCTCCACTTAAGTCGCCCGCTGGTAAGCGGGTTACGCTGACGACTAAGGCGTGGGGAGACGCGCTAAAGGCCCAGAACACTCAGTTTCAGACAGAGATTCAGGGTAAATTGGACCAACAGCGCAGGGACTTCGACAATCGTTTCCCGGCCTACTACACGAAGACCGAGGCTAACGACATCTTCCTCGAGGACCCTAAACTCACTGAGGGGGTAGTCATTGGTTCGTCTAATGCGACGATTGAAGCAAGTCGCTGGACCAAGACCTTGTGTAGTGAGTTGGGGCTTAACCCGAACGTGTATGCAATTGGTGGTGGCGGGTTTACTTCAACGTCTGACAATAATTTCCTGACACAGTTGGATAATGCTAAGCAAGGAATGTCTGAGGATAAGCGCCGTAGAACTAAGTACCTGTTTGTGATCGACTTGCTTAATGATATTCGGGCACAGAATTCTGTGAGCGATAAGGCGTCAACATTTTTCAGGCTTGCGCGCCAGTACTTCCCTAACGCGGACATTCGAGTGCTTCCGGTTATCTTTAACGAGTCCTCGCTGAATGAGTATGTGCAAATGGCGCGCTCATGTGTTTCCCGAACATTCGAGGTCGTCAATGCGGGCAAGCCCTACGGCGCCGTCGTCTGTGAAGGCTCTCGTGGTTGGGTGCACTGGGGAGACGAGCAAGCCAAGTCCTGGGACCAGGGGCCCGATAATGTGCACATGACAGCGGCGGGATATACACACGTCAAGGAACTGTTTAAGGTTTGGCTCAAGGGTGGGTCGAGTTGGTTTAATCCTCCGTCGGCTCAGTTGCACCCTTTCTCAACTAGTGCTGTTGTTCACGACAACAACTATCTGGTGTGTGAGCGCGATAGGGATTGGGTGAATATTCAGGGCACCTTTAAGGTTGCCGGAAGCAATGCCGGATATGACACTAAGTTAATGGACCTGCCCGGTTGGGCGCGACCTTACGACGGCGTTATGTCTACCATTATTGGTAATGACAGAACCTACAAATACATTTACGTTCCGAAAACGAACGGCATCTATGTTGGAGATATTCTCTCCGCTAACCAGACCTACCAGGTGAACATGACCTACAAGATTTGGTGAGTAGACAGGAACGGCCTGCCCCGATAGAATTGGGGCAGGCTATTTCTGTTGGAGGAACTATGGCATGGGACGCAACAGCCAAAAAAGTTGCAATTAAGGCTATTGGTCAGGTTGAGTCGTCTATGGACTATTCAGCAATCAACTACAATGACCCAATTACCGTCGGAATTGCGCAATGGTATGGCACTCGCGCTGCGGCAATTCTGAATCGAATGCGCGGCGCTCACGCGGCCGAGTATGGACGAGTGGACGCCGGGTTTAGGTCTCGGCTTGAGTCTGTGCCTGAGTCTGATTCCTCGTGGAATACCTACTATCTTTCTCGAGGTGTTGGTGACAGCCTTAAGCCGTTGCTTAACGCGAGCAAGGATATTCAGGGTGACCAGATTGTCAAGGACCTTGAGAACTACTTCAGTGTTGCTAAGCAGTATGGGATCAATCCCGAGACCGATACTGACGCATTCATTCTCTGGTGTGTTGCCTACCACCAGGGACCGCGTTATGCGATGCAGGTCGCAAACCACTATAGTGGTGGTGGTCTTGGTGAGATGTATTCTGACATTATGGCTAACGGCGTTCTGGGTCGCTACAGCAATAGATACACACAAGCCAAGAACATCATTGCTGGCAAAGACACTAGCGGTGTAGGCGAGGGCGGAATTAGTGCAAACACCCCCGGAAATGGTGGGAGTGTTGGCGACAACACTCAGACGGTCAACGTGTCTGGCGGGAAACTAATTATTAGTGCCGACGACAGTGGTATTCTTACGCTTCGTTCAAAGTTCGGCAACTATCAAATGTATTCCCGAGGCCATAATCTGTGGGAAGTAAACCTCAAAGACATTCAGCAAACAATTGTCGGTCAGAATCCTGCCGCCAACGCTGGTGGAGGCGGTGGAGGCGGCGGAACTCCCGCGCCCGGCGGCTCCGGCAAGGGCGCAGCGGCGCTGGCCTGGGTAATGGCCCGATTGGGTAAATTTGCTTATTGTCAATGTCCTGGTAGGCAAGACCCTGACAATTCGGGTATCACGGATTGCAGTGGTTTAATGTATGCAGCCTATAAAGCAACTTCTAATACATTTGTTGGAACTTGGACGGGCGATCAATATTTTCGTGGGGCTGAACCGTTCCCTCGCCGTGGTGGGGCTATGACGGCCGCCGAGCGGGCCCAGTTGCGGCCAGGGGACATGATCGTTATGGCCTGGAAGTCCACGGGTAGTTACTATCCCGAGACGGACCACGTTGAAATGGTGGTAGACTCAAACACACTTGTGGGGCACGGTGGCAATCCGCATTATGGCCCAGTAACTAAGTCTATTGATGTTCTCGCCGGCACTCGCTGGTGGACGGTAAGGCGTCACGAATGAAAAAGAAATTCTCCTATTATAGTTTCTCTAATGTGCTCTCATATGCGGGCGTGTTTAATATGATTATGGGCGCCCGTGGCCTTGGTAAGACCTACGGTGCCAAGAAAATCGTTATCAAGAATGCAATCAACAAGGGTCAGCAATTCATTTATCTTCGCCGTTACAAGACGGAACTCAAGGGGCGCAATAGTTTCTTTGCCGACATTCAACACGAATTTCCCAATGAGGAATTCCGTGTAGAGGGTCAGTATGCCCAGCGCAAGGTGGGTAAGAAATGGGAGACCATTGGTTATTTCATTCCACTGTCTACTGCGCAAGCGAATAAGTCGATTGCGTACCCGAACGTGTACACGATTATCTTTGATGAATTCATTATCGATAAGGGGTCGCTGAGGTATCTACCTGATGAAGCCAAGGTCTTCATGGATTTCTATTCCACGGTAGACCGCTATCAAGACCGGGTACGGTGTCTCATGCTTTCTAACGCGGTAAGTATTATGAATCCCTACTTCATTAGGTTTCACATTGAGCCCAAGGAGGGAATTAGCCGACACGCAGACGGATTCATCGTCACCGATTTCGTCAACAGCGAGCAATTCCAGTCCGAAGTGGCGCACACCCGCTTCGGCTCATTCATCACGAATTATGCCGAGGACTATGCCGACTACTCCATCTCCAACAAGTTCGCCGACAACTATGACGACTTTGTCATGAGAAAAACCGGAAAAGCAAAATACGCATTCTCCCTCCGCTGCCCCGACGGGGAAGTCTCCATCTGGATCGACGGTGGCACATGGTTCGCCCAGCGCCGCCAGCCCCGCGGGGATAGGGTAAGATGGGCCTATAAGGTCACCGATCTGAGGGAGGGGGAGCGGTTGCTCATGTACGGAGACAAAGTGCTCAGCATCATGCGCAGCACATACCGCAAGGGACGCCTGTTCTCCGACTCTCCTGAAACCAGAAACATGTTCGCTGAAATCTTTGTCCGATGATACACATTAACCCCACTACGATTGACGTCGCCCTAATTCTCGGCGTAATATCACTAATCACAATCGCCGGGCGTTTCATCTATCGTGTCACAATCTTTATGGATCACTTATCCACAATGTTGAATGCATGGGACGGGAAAGATGGGATGCCCAGCGTGCTAGACCGGCTTGAGGATATAGAAGAAAAACTAAAAGACGTTCAATATCACGTCAAGCCAAATCACGGCGGATCAAGCGTAGATGCGCAAAACCGCCAACTCAAAGAAATCATTTCCTACCTCAAGGAGAAAAACAATGGGTGAGCACGAGTCCCCCAAGCCCCCCTTCATTCCCGACGCATACCGTATGTGGATTTACACCGTATGCGTTGGTGTACTTGTCTGCCTCGGTGTCTGGGGTATTCTTGACGGCGACAAGATTAGTGCACTGAATTTCCTTTTCGCCGCATTCTTCGGTGTCGCAGCGTCTAACACGCCGCGAGGAAAGGCGTCCTAATGGTCACCCGCGCAAGCATTATCTCCGCCGCCCAGGAGGAAATCGGCTACAGCCGCTGGGCCGACGACGAAGCGGGCACCAAGTACGGACGCTGGTACGCCCAAGCAACCGGCTCTCCCGGTTTCGGT